ACGAGAAGCCCGAGGACGAGAAGCCAAAGCGCAAGTCGGAGCCGGGCACCTTCACGGCCCTCGTCGCCGTCTTCGGCAACGTGGACTCCGACGGCGAGGTGACTGACAAGGGCGCCTTCGCCGAGGCGCTCGCCGCGCGCCCCACTGTCCCGATCATGTGGAGCCACGGCTACGGCACTTCCGACATCGTGGGCTACTCGACGAAGGCCGAGGAGACCGAGGAGGGCCTGCTGCTGGAGTGGAAGGCGCTTGACACCGAGATCGGCCGTTCCGTTGCAGAGCTGCTCGAGGTCGGCGCCATCACAGACTTCTCCTACTCAGCCATCGTCGAGGACTACGCCGTGGAGAAGGGTGAGGAGGGCGAAATTCGACACCTCACTAAACTGGACCTGTGGGAGGCCGGGCCGTGCCTGCGCGGCGCCAACCCTCTCGCCAAGCTGAAGTCCCAGGACGCCCCTGAGACCGACGACGCCGCGCAGCGGACCGCCCGTGCCCGGCTGGCCCTCTTGGGCCTCTGACCACCGAAAGGAATGCACCGTATGAGCACTCGTGATGAGCTGCTTCAGGAGGCAGGCGAGCTGCGCGCTAAGAGCGAGCTGACTGAGGCCGACCTCGCCCGAGTTGACGAGATCGTCGACTCCGTCGCCAAGATGGACGCCCAGGCGGCCGCCCGCAAGGCCGCATCCGACAAGCTGGCTGCCATTGCCGAGCGTGCCCCCCGGGCTGCCCGAGCTGTGGACTCCGTCGTTGACGCCTCCGGCCTCACCATCGGCAAGCGCTTCATCGCCTCCCCTGAGTGGCAGGCGTTTAAGAAGTCGCACCCCATGGGCTTCTCCAGCGCTACCGACTCCGTCGACCTGCTGGTGCGGGGTCTCGTCCCGGACATGGTCGGCAAGGCTGCAGCCCTCGACCGCGGCACGGCCACCACCGGAGGCGGCGCTTTCCACCTTGGCTCCCCGATCGACGACGAGGTCCGTGCCCAGTACGGCCCGCTGCTGGCCGCGATCACCACATCCACCACGAGCGCCGCGGTCATCCCGTACCGCGCCCTCACCGCAGTCACCCCCGGCCCGACCATCGTGTCCGAGGCCAAGAACGACACCGGCACCACCCCCGCGGACGGTGTGTTCCCGATGGCGACCGTCGCGACTCGGGCGGACACCGCCACCACGTCCACCATCGGCGAGGCACTCCCCGTGACTGACGACGAGATGGCGGACGACTCCCTCATGGAGACCCTGGTGGGTGAGGTCGTCCTCGCCATGACCATGCAGAAGGTCGAGACCGAGGTCGTGTCCGGCACCGGCACCGCCGACCGCCCCCGCGGCATCATCGGCGCGCCCGGCGTCCGCACCCAGGCCAAGGTCACCGCAGGCACCAAGGTCGACATCCCGGCCACGATCCGCAAGGCTCTCACCTCACTGGGCAACTCCGCCCAGAACGCGACCATCGTCGTGAACCCCGAGGACCTCGAGGCCCTGGACCTGCTCACCGACAAGAACGACCGCTACCTCGGCGCTGGCCCGTTCGGCTCCGGAAACGACTCCGTGTGGCGCCGCCCGATCGTGGCCTCCACCGCTGTCACCAAGGGCACCGCCCTCGTCGGCGACCTGAAGGCCTATGAGCTGTACTGGCGTGAGCAGTACGTCGCTCAGGTCTTCAACCAGCACAGCGACTACCCGCTGCGCGGTCTCGCGCTGCTGCGCGGTAAGGCCCGGTTCCTCGGCGTCTTCCGCCGCCGCAAGGACGTCTGCGTCGCGACCATCGCCTGACGCAGCTCCACGCCGAGGTCCCCGGTCGACTCTGACAGAGTCCCGGGGACCTCGTGCTTCACCCCACACTTGACAGCAGAACATTCGGCCGCCTAGTGTGGTGCCACACCAACCACCGAGAAGGGGCCAAGACCATGAATCGAATCCAGTCGGTCGCCACGTGGGTCGCGATCGTGTCCCTCATCCTGTCCGCCGTTCTCGCGGGCCTGTACCTCTACCGAGTGGTGCAGACCCCGTCCGACAGTGAGCTGCTGATCCGGCAGGACGGGTACTCAGTCACCGACGCCCCCGCCCACCCCGGGGACTTCGGCCCCAAGGAAGCCATCATTGGTCCCGCCGCAGAAGCCCCGTCATTCGCCTAAGGAGATGCAGATGCAGACCGTTCGTTTCCAGCATTTCAATGATGGCGCCCTCGCCGTTGTCACCACACGGATCGCACGCCAAGGGGTGGTGGTCGTGACCGAGGAGACGCTCCCGGTCAGGGAGGGCGAGGATCCGGAGGCTGTGATCCCTTACGCCGACCTCCACATGCGGGCAAGTGACGCTGTTGGCCACCTCGTGGAAGCGAGGGAAGTGTTGATGCGGAGAGGGTACGCGTCCTCCTGCGTCCTCCCCAACACACTGGCGGTGTGCATCCCAGAGGGGACGTTCCCCCGCGTCGCGACCCTGTATGGAGACCCCAGCGGACTCGGAATCTATGGGCAGATGGCGGAGCCCCTGGCATCAATCCTGGATGAAGAGGGGGTCGAAGTCCGCGTAGACTGAGCCCATGGCTGCTCAGCTCTGTTCCATCGCAGCACTCGCGAGGTCATTAGGCAAGTCAGAGCAGGACCCGAACCTGCTCTATGCCGTAGACCGCGCGAGTGCACGCTTTCGTTCCGCCGTGGGCCACAACGTCACCAAGGAGACCAAGACCCTAATCCTGGACCCGCCCGCGGGGGAGACGCTTCTCCTGCCGGTCAAGGGCATCACCTCCCTTACCGTGAAGCTGAATGGGATCCAGCTGGAGCACCTCATCTACTCCCCGCGAACGGGTGCCCTGCGCCGGCACGGCGGCTGGGGGACCGAGCTGGGAACCATCGAGGTCACGTACACCGCCGGCAGCGACGAGGTGCCCGACGACGTCGCGGACGCGGTGGCTGAGCAGGCGGCGAGTATCTACGCCACGCTATCCACGCCCGGAGTTCAGCAGATCAGCCAGGGCGTGCGGTCCATCACCTTCGGCACGGCATCCACAGTGGGCACTACGCAACGGTGGGTCGAGGCTGTTGAGCGCCATCGTATCGACGGGCAGGGCGTCCTATGAGTGTGTGGTCAACGCTGTTCGGTTCCGAGACCATCACCATCACCGAACCAGTAGAGACGGAGGACGCCCACGGCGCCCCAAAGAGGACGTACCCGACGGCGGCCGCTCGCCAGATCACGGGCGTCGATGTTCAGGCCGGCCCCACGGGCGAGGACAACTCCCACCGGGAGGGTGAGTCCTGGGACCAGGTTGCCTACGTGGACTCGGCCGCCGTCGTCTCTCTATCGAAGCACGCGCGCATCGAGTGGCGCGGGCAGGCGTACCGACTCGTGGGGCCTATCCGAATCATGACCGGGGCGGGGCTTACACCCGACGCTGCGGTACTCAACCTACGACGCTGGGAGGGCTGATGGGGTCTGTCAAGATCGAGTTCCACTACGACGGGTTCAATGAGCTGCGAAAGTCGTATCAGTCGGAGATAGACGCACTGGGCGAGGGGTTCGCAGCAAGCGCGTGCGCGATGGCTGACATGAGCGAGGGCGATTCTGTGCGGGGTGGGCAGATTGACGCCTCGGAAGAGCCCTTCGCCTATGAGTCAAAGCCCAATGCCACCCGCGCGCGAGGGATCGTCAAGACGTCCACCTTCAAGGGGCGCTGGGCACAGGCCAAGGACGACGTCCTCACGCGAGCAGTGCTCGGGGGTTGACCATGCCGCAGATTATTCTCCCCAGGGACGTGCTGCCGCCGCTAATCGACGCGCTCCGCACCGAGTGCACCAAAATCCTGGGCGCCTCGGTCTCAGTATCATCCATCCTGGCCAAGGACCCCGGGTCCGGGAACACGATCCACGTGTACGTGGCCGGGGGTTACCCCAAGAACTTGGTGTCCTCGGTGTCTGTGGTGCTGATGCACTGCTACGCGGCTGACGGCCCATCAGCGCAGCGCCTCGCCGCCGCCGCTGCTGCCGTCGTTGCGCTCGACCGCCAGGAGTGGCACTCGGGCCGCGTGCAGAGCGGCCCGTACGACAACCCGCACCCGGACTACCCTCACCTGCATCGGTACTCAGTGCAGTGCGAGGTAACCACGGAGTCAGAGCGCGTCGACGTAGACTAGGAGCAAGCCCGCCCGAGGTGCGGGGACCCCGCACAACAAGGAGGACTGAATGCCTGTCAACGGCAAGAGCGACGCCTCGAACGTCATTGCCCCGAAGCCGATGTCTGTCATCGGCGGTGTGTTTGTGTGCACCACCGAGGACGCCAAGAAGATCACAGCCCACGTCGACCTCGCGAACGCCCCGACCGGCGTAACGCTTGAGGCGATCGGCTACCTCACCGACGCCGGCCCGAAGCGGTCGATCTCCAACTCCACCTCGAAGGTGAAGGCTTGGGGCGGAGACGTCATCCTGTCCACGCGCGAGGGCGCTGAGGCCTCGGTGGAGATCCCCGTCGCTGAGTACCTGAACATCACCGGCCACAAGCTCGTCTACGGCGACGCCAACGTCGAGAAGAACGGCAAGAACATCACCATCAAGGGCAAGCTCAACGAGATTCCGCCCCACCGTGGCATCGTGGTTGTCATCAAAACCGACGTGGCCCAGGGCACCATTGTCTATGACGACGCCCAGGCCGTCATCGATGGTGACGTTGAGATGAACGGCAAGGACATCATGTCCAACACCCTCAAGCTCGACCTGTTCCCGGTAGACGGCTGTTTCTATCGTGAGTTCTGGGTCAAGAACTGACAACCTGACAACCCGACCGAGAGGACTACCTGATGACCAAGCCCGCCGCCGGCGCCTTCCTTGTGCCCGGAGCCAAGGCCGAGAAGGCCGAGAACCGCTTCATCTTCCGCATCCCTGGCGAGAAGCAGGACCGGTCAATGCCGCTTCTGAAGCACATCAAGGCTTCATACCGCCGCCGTCTCTCTGAGGTGTCTCGCCGACTGAAGGACACGAACGTCTCCGAGGACGCTCAGGCCCTCGCCCGCCTTGAGGCCGAGGCGATCCAGTTCGAGATCATCGAGGACTGCTGCCCGGGCCTGACCGACGTCGTTTCCAGCGACCAGCTGGAGGCGATCATCACCGCCTGGGGGGAGGCTTCCGGTACCTCAGTGGGGGAATCCTCGGCCTCCTGACGGAGGCCTACCGCTACGAGAACGCGGTGAGGTCTGACTTGCTTGGGATGGGGCGGTCACTCGACGACGTGTGGAGTGGCCGCCTCTCCTGGCAGGACCTCAAGGCGTACCTCACCAGCCCGCCCACGGGGTCATGTCTGGCTGTGGCCCGCGGGGCATGGGCTCCAAACGAGCACATGCAGTCTCTCATCGTGCACCTGCTGCGCGTCCTGTCGTGGCAGACCGCCGGCGACAAGCGTGTGGACCCGCCAGAGTACATGCCGGTGACCAGCCTGATCCGCCCACCCGAGAATGACACGGATAGTGCCACGCCGTATGGCGAGGGCACCTCAATTGACGAGATGCGCTGCATCCTGAACCTACCGGAGGATACCGATGGCTGACGGGCCTAAGCTCGCGACTGCCTACTACGAACTCATCGCGGCCGCCCCCGGCGCCGAGAGGCAGATCACCGACGCCATCATCCCTCCGGCCAAGAAGGCCGGAGAGGAGGCAGGCAAGGAGGCCGGGGAGAAGATCGGTGAGGGCGGTGCCGACGGAGGTTCTAAGTTCGGGGGCCTCTTTGGCGAGAAGCTGCAGGGGGCGATTAACCCCACGCTGATCGCCGCAGCGCTCGGAACCGCTGCGATCGGGGTCGGCAAGGCGCTGTATGACATTGGGGCAGAGTTCGACGGCATGTCGGACACCATTCGTGCTGGAACCGGGGCCACCGGCGAGGCCCTGGAGAGCCTAGAGAAGAGTGCCCAGAAGGTCGCCACGACGGTCCCTACCACGTTCGAGGACGCGGGGCAGACCGTCGCAGACCTCAACACCCGCCTCGGCCTCACCGGCGACGAGCTGGAGACCGTGGCGGAGCAGGTCATCGCTGCAGGAGACCTCTTCGGGGAGAAGCTCGACATCAACAAGCTCTCCGCCGCAATGTCCGCCTTCGCCATCCCGGCGAGCGAGACTTCCGAGGTCATGGATGAGCTGTTCCGTGTCAGCCAGGCTACCGGGGTGTCGATCAACACTCTCGCCGAGTCATCCGCCAAGGCTGCCCCCACGCTAGGCAACATGGGCTTCGACATCGAGGACGTCGCCTCCATGGTCGGCCTCCTCGATAAGGCGGGGCTCAACTCCACGGCTACCATCTCCGCCATGGGCAAGGGTATGGTCTCCCTCGCCAAGGACGGGGAGGCCCCCAAGGACGCCTTCACCCGAGTAATCGGCGAGATCGACAACCTCGTCAAGTCCGGGGACCAGGCTGCGGCGCTCACCCAGGCTGGGAAGATCTTCGGCACCAAGGGCGCCCCTCAGTTCCTCGAGGCGTTGCAGGCCGGCGCGTTTGACCTCAGTACCCTGCGCGACTCCATTGGGGCCACTGGGGACACCATCCTGGGGGTCCAGGCCGAGACGGCCGACGGCCCCGAGAAGTTCCAGATCGCTGTGAACAAGGTGAAGGTTGCGCTGCAACCGCTCGCCACCACTGTGTTTGACGGGGTTGCGACGGCGCTCGACTGGCTGACGCCCAAGCTGGAGACCTTCATGTCCTGGGTCAGCGAGAACCCGCAGCTCGTCCAGGGGCTGGCGGTGGCCCTAGGCATCCTGTCTGCCGCCATCTTCGTGGCCGCGGCTGCCCAGTGGGCAATGAATAGCGCCCTGCTGGCATCGCCTATTACCTGGATCATCGTCGGAATCGGGGCCATAGTTGCCGCCATCGCGCTACTGGTGCTTAACTGGGACTCGGTGTGGCCGGTTCTCGTGAGCGCGTGGGACGCGATCGTCGCGGCCTGGCAGGCGGCCTGGGACTGGATCTCTGGCTTCTTCTCCGGAATCTGGGACGGCGTCACCACGTTCATCATGGGGATTCCGGACGCGATCATGAACTTCCTGTCGGGCATCTGGGACTCGATTACCACGTTCTTCCAGCAGATGTGGGACGGGCTTGTCGAGTTCATCACGAACATCCCGAGCATGATCATGTCTGGCCTCGGCACCATTTGGGACGGCCTGGGGGCCCTGTGGTCCATGGCCTGGGAGGGCATCAAGCAGATCCTGATCCTGGCGTTGTCTGGTCTGCTTTTCGCGATCGTCGGCATCCCGCAGCTCGCCCTTACGTTCCTTAAGGAGCTGTGGAATGACCTGCCCGCGATCTGGAATGCAGTGTGGACCGGGATCACGTCCTCCATTTCGAATATCTGGAACGGGCTGGTAAACACGGTAAAGTCCGTCGGCTCTGCCCTCGTCAACTTTGCGGTGAACCTCTGGAACAACCTCCCCGCCATCTGGAACTCCATCTGGAACGGCATCACGTCCTTCTTCTCGGGCATCTGGAACGGCCTTCTCAACACCGTGTCCAACATCGGGAACAGCATAATCAACTTCCTGGTAAACCTGTGGAACTCGATCCCTGGTCTGTGGTCCTCAGCGTGGAACAACATCAAGAACCTCGTCACGTCCGCGGTAACGGCCATGTACAACGAGGCCAAGAATGAGGCCAACAACATGCTGAACTGGTTCAAGGAGCTCCCGGGCAAGATCAAGGACTTCTTCTCCAACGCGGGGAGCTGGCTCCTCGATGCGGGTAAGAACATCATCAACGGCTTCCTGAACGGCCTCAAGCAGGCGTTCACCAACGTCCAGGACTGGGTCGGTGGGATCGGCGACTGGATCAAGGACCACAAGGGACCGAGGGCTTACGACCTCCGACTCCTCGTGCCCGCCGGCGGCTGGATCATGGACGGCCTTCAGACAGGTCTGCGGGGCGCTATGCCCGAGCTCGAGCGGACGATGCGGGACATCACCAACGGCATCAAGGTCGGCTTCGAGGACCCGGCGTCCCGGACGGCCTGGAAGGTGAGCCGCGGGTTCAGCCCCGACGTCGAGCTGGGTGAGGCGGCGCCCAGCGGCGTGCAGCCCACGATCAACATCACGAACCACTACCCACAGAAGCAGGAGGATTGGAAGACGAGGAGCGACGTCGCGCAGGGCATTGCGCTGGCGCTCTCCTAAGTAGACTGGGGCCATGGCCCACGACTCATACGCAATCGATGG